GGGCTCTTTATAGGTACTTGACTTTAGAGAAAAATTCGTGTGTAGTTATAGCGCAAGTAATTGACTTGTTAACCTTATTTGGAGTTTGAAAAATGGAAAAGTGTTCGGCTGTAAAAGGTCAAAGCTTTATTAATAAGGCTGTGTACCATTTACTGTATAAGAACCATGAGAATGGTGATTTGCAGAAAGCCATTAAAGAGGAATATCCTCACTATGATGCTTGTGAGAAAGAGCCTGAGACTGTATTTGAGTCTGCTTTCAAGAGTGAGCATAAACGTGTAGCCAATGCCCCTGACTTCGATTGGTGCATTCCTAAACAGCCTGTTCTTGTGGTTCATGACCCTAAATGGGAAGCTCCTCTTCCTTGTTGCTGTGAGAAGAAAGAAGAGAAGGCTGCTGGTGCAACTGAAGAGAAACCTGTAGCTCCAGTTGCTGAAGCTAATACACCTGCTGAGCCAGCTAAACCAGTTACTCCTGCTGAGACTGGTAATGATAAACTTACTGAAGTTCGACCAGAAGATAGCCTGTAAGTAGGCATAAATGAGTAATTGTTGTTGTTGTGTATTGCCTCCTGAAGAGAAGGCTTTTGTACGTCCTACTGCTGAATGTCAATGTGAGGAAGTGGTAGTTACTTGTAACCCTGAGATTGTTACTATTGCTACACCTGCATTGGACTATGTTGAGGAAGAGACTGATACTGTAGTATTTGATAAGTGGAAGAAAGAACAAGCTAAGGTTGAACCTGTTAGTGGTGATTTCCAAGCTAAGTTGTTTGCTGCTTTTCATCCTAATGTAGCAGTTGCTGATACTACTGGTCGTGACTTACAAGCTACTGGTGGTTGGACTAACCGTTCTATTGCTAAGACTCATGAAGAGATTCAAGCTGAGTTTATTAACAAAGAAGGTAAGGCTGCTAAGTTCTCTGATGATGAGAATACTTTGGGTCAAGACGTAGGTGCTGCTGCTCGTAATCCTCGTAAGACTAAAGCTCAACGTGGTAAATAAGTAGTTTACTTTTTATGCAACCCCTAGTATCTTCTAGGGGTTTTATTTGTTTATTGGGTCAGAAGATGGAAACAGAGAAGTTAGATTTAGGTATTCCCTTACCTGCTGATAAAAATGCTAGAAAAGATGTTAATTTTGCTAATAAAGTATTAAGTGGCAAGAAGAAACATGATGATGAAGGTAAGGATAGTGAGGCTTTGATTGAGCTGGATAAGATACTGGCAAAGCCTAAGATTGAGCCTGTAACTGAAGAGTATATGGCTAGTATTGCTCCTCCAAAGATGAGTAAGAAGGGTATTGCAGTAGCTACAGAGATGATGAACAAGGCTATTGAAGGTATGGATGATGGCTTAGGTGTTCACTTTAGAGACCAGTGTATTGACTTGATTGGGTGTCTCAAAGGGGAATCACCTCAATCATTACAACAGTACTACAATGCTGTTAAGTTCTTGGTTCATAAGATGGCTGGTGACTCTTTGATTAGGGCATATACTAAGACTTTCCCTGATAGAGTAGCTGAACTTCAAGCTAGTGGTACACCTGAATCATTCTTACATAGCTATGCGAGTATTTATAATAAGACTAAGTTAGTGGTAGAACTGCAAGGTAGAATGCTTGTACCTTCGCATATCATGTACCATGACTTCTTTCACTTGGCTGTTAAAACTCAAGTAGAGATTATGACTGATAAGAGTATCAGTCCGAAGGTTCGTTCTGATGCAGCTAATAGTTTGATGACACATCTGAAAGCACCTGAAGTTGCTAAGGCTGAACTGGAAGTTAAGGTTGAGGATAATAGTATTGTTGACCAACTGAAAACTGCTCTTACTTCTTTGGCTTCCCAACAGAAGAGACTGATTGATTTAGGTGAAGCTGATGTTGAAGGTGTATCTAAACAGGTAATCTATAAAGAGGTTGAAGATGGAAACAGTTAAGGCTAAGAAAACAGTAGATGATTATCTAGATGCTGTAGATTATGAAGAGCTTAAGAGATATAAGCCTAGTGAGTTTGCAATTACTTATCTGAACTTTATTAAGATGGTTAATGCTAGTGGTGATTACAATAACTCACCTCCTGCTCACTTCAAAATGGTTGATGGTTTATGCGATAAGAACCAGTATCTTGCTAACCTTTGTTCTCGTGGTTTGTCTAAGACCTCTGTGTTTGCTGAGTTCTTGATTCCTTATCTGGCTATCTTCAGAGAGATTCCTGGTTTTGGTTTGGTAGATACTGCTATCTATGTAGCAGATACTATGGAGAATGGTGCAAAGAACTTGAGAAAGAATATTGAGTTCCGATACAACCAATCTGAGTTTCTTCAAAAGTATCTGCCTGAAGCTAAGTTTACTGATAGCTATATTGAGTTTACTAATATTGACGGTAAGAAGTTTGGTTTGAAATTGTTTGGTGCTACTACTGGTTTGCGTGGTACTAAGATATTCGGTAAACGTCCTGTATTGGCTATCCTTGATGACTTGTTGTCAGATGAAGCAGCTAGTTCACCTACTACTTTGGATAAAGTTAAGGATACTATCTACAAGGGTGTGATACCTGCTCTTGACCCAAGAAGAAGAAAGGTTATTTTCAATGGCACACCATTTAATAAGAATGACCCTCTGTATGAAGCAGTGGAATCTGGTTCTTGGGTTGTGAATGTTTATCCAGTATGTGAAGAGTTTCCTTGTAGTAGAGAAGACTTTAGAGGTGCTTGGGAAGAACGATTCTCTTATGATTCTGTTATGGCTCAATACCAGTTGGCTAAAGGCTCAGAACAGATTAAAGCATTTAGACAAGAGATGATGCTGAGGATTACTTCTGATGACGACAGAATGATTCTTGATTCTGATGTTAGATGGTTCAACACACCTGATGTAATGAAGAACAAGGCTGATTATAACTTCTACGTTACTACTGATTTTGCTACGTCTACTGCTCGTAAAGCTGACTATACTGTTATTGGTGTATGGGCTATTGATAGTGAAGGTAACAGGTATCTCGTTGATGGTAGGATTGGTAGACAGTTAATGAACCAAACCTTTGATGATTTATTTGCTTTGGTTCGTCAATACAATCCTATGGGTGTAGGTATTGAGGTATCTGGACAACAAGGTGCTTTTATTTCTCTGATTAAGAATGAGATGGGTAAAAGAGATTGTTACTTTACCTTGGCTCGTAGTAAGGACAGTAGCAGAGAAGGTATCCCTGCTAAATCTAACAAGATGGAACGGTTTAGATTGACTATCCCATTTTGGAAAAATGGTAAGTTCTACTTACCTAAAGACCAGAAAAACTCTAAGTTAATCACAGAGTTGACAGACGAGATTTCAATGGTTACGATTGATGGTATCAAAAGTAAGCATGATGATGTATTAGACATGATAAGTCAGTTAGAGCAAATGTATATTGTTCCACCTGACCCAAAGAAAGCTGTTACAGCACAGCCTATCGAACACAATATGTTTCACTTCAATGATACCGATTTGAATCCAGAGCATTATCAATCTGATTATTTGGTGTAACTATGAAACTGAGACAACTATTAAGCGATATGGCATTAGGTGAATTACAAGGCTCACCTGCTGTTGAAACAGGTACATATAATATATTGCCTGCTTACCTACCAAAAATAATTCAATCATTAAATCGAGCCTTAGACTACTTTTATACGGTGTTTCCTTTTAAGCAGTCTAGCTTGATTATTCAGCTATACTCTGGACTGAGCCATTACTATCTGAACTCTAAATATGCCATGAGTAATCTCCTATCGACCGAAAAAGTCAGATATATCATGGACAGTCCAGAGTACCCTTTTAAAGATGATTTAATCAAGGTACTTGCAGTACAGGATATGGAAGGTAACCAACTTCCTATCAATGATTATTTCAGCCCGTATTCCGTTATGCTCCCAGAGTATAACTGTATCCATGTTCCTAACATGACAGAAGGTCAACTCTCTGTCTTGTATAGAGCAAAGCACCCTGAAATACCTTATACAGAGCCATTGGATTTGGATTGGGAAATTAATATTCCTGCTTCATTTCAATCGGCTCTACAAGCATATGTAGCTTGTCTTTTCTATCAGAATATGGGTGGTTCTAAACATAATGAGTCTAATGCTTATTATGCTAAGTTCCGCACATTGGTTGAGGAATTACAACGACAAGGTTTGGGGGTAGAAGAGGGTATTACTATCAATCAAAAACCTTATATGAGAGGATGGATTTAATGTATCCACATTTGTCTGATGTTAGACCAATGGGCGTTAATAACCTGAATCAGTTGGTTCATTACCAGATTGGTTCAGAATCATATGCGGTGGTGCATCAGGTATACCTTCATCTTCAAATGCTGAAGTCACTATCTGATAACCTTCCTCATATTGTTAAGCTCGGTGCTAACGTAAACAAGCTGGAGTTCTTCCAGCAATATCTAGGTTCTATTGTTGTTCTTGCAGAGAATGTTAATGCATTGATTAAACTTGCAGATAATGTTCCTTTCTTGAGTCAAATTGCACCTAGAGTACAGCAATTTGTAGAGAATCAACAACAGATTCAACATGAATTGGAAACACAAAAGGTAGTCTTCAATGAAGCTCTTGCTTTAATGGAAACCAACATCAAGAATGTAGAAGACTTGTTTGTTCAATATGAACGTTGTCTGCAAGAGAACAT